ACCTGCTTATCTATCTCCTCAATCGCAAACTCTATTATGTTAGTAGGTGGTATGCCACGTTTGAATATCGCTTCACGAATTGCCCATGCCGCCGTCCTTTACTTTCTTGTCCTCGGTTTCTATACTCTTAATCTTTACCCACTCAATCAATGCCTTTAGGAATGACCCGTCCCCCCCGTTTGGATAACCTGCTTTGCGCCCCTCACTTACGTTGATAATGTACCTATCCGCTAACAAATCAACCACGTATTTATTACCTTTATTTACGACCTCAAACTCCACACTCTTAACTAGATTACCACTTGCCACTTTACCCTTTGCGTATATTTCAGCTATCAATATGTTAGCCATAAACGCACCCACTATCTCTAATTCTTTTTCGTAGTTCTTTAAGTTCCATAATTGAATACTCCGTTATTGCATGAGTTATCAAATACTTCAATTGGTACGGTGAGTTGTAACCTCAATAGTTTATCGTTCCCGTAATTAAATGTAAAGTCTCCACTAGCTATCGCATCATTTACTATCCTTATCCTAGTGTCTACTTTAAACCGTCTACGTATCTCTTTTAAGTACTGCTCGGCTATCACCAATAATTCACCTTGTGCCACTTCGTCATTATCCCAAATGCTTCGGTATCTCGTTGGTGTAGTTTGTAAAACTGAAACAACAAAGAATACACCCTACGCCCTCCGATTAATTCCATTGAGGTAACGTTTAGGTTTCGGTCAATTAACAACTGTGGATAGCTCTTTTCGCCTAACGTGTTAATTTCAGAACGGTTGCCGTATGTAAATCCGTTAAGACCTACCATAGCTTCGCCCGTAGTTTCAAGTATCTCTATTACATCTTTGAGTGTAGACATAGCCCAAATATAACTATTTTAGAGTTACCAAACAATAGTTTTAGACTAATCTAAATTAATTTTTAGGCAAAGAAAACCCTACGGTTAGGTAGGGTCTAAAGGTATCGATTTCGATGGGTTTAAATATAGTAACCGAGTTCTCGCATTCGGTCTACGTAGGCTGCGGTGTCGAAACAATATGCTCCAAGCGTATCTGCTGAATTTAAAAGCATCCCACTTACAATTACTTCAGATAAGTTAATCACTGTTACCTTAACCTCTACCCAAAAATCATTTGTTTTTAAGCGCAATTCATACCATACGGGTGTGCCTGATACTTTAGAAATCCTTGTGTCCTCCCAAAACTCTGACTTATCTTTTATACCACAACTCACAGCATCTTCCAAGTCCTTTATAAACTGTTCGCCTTGTTGGGGTTTAAATAGTGGTTTAAAATGCTGCCATAATTTATGTAGCGACACGTAAGATAATAACTCTAAGTTTACAATATGTATATTGCCATTAAAGAAATTGTAAAACGTGTAGTCTTCTATACACTCCACCTCAACACCTAAGTATATTTCGGGGTGGGTATAAAATTTCGGGTACTGTTCTTGTGGTTTCATTGGTTTATTGTTTAGTGAACTACTAAGATAATACTATTTTGGGGAAATAAAAACCCTAAACCTTACGGGGCTAGGGCTAACTAAACAACGATACTAAGGTAATGCTTTTATTCTATTCAAACAAGTTTTCAGTTTCAACAATATTAAACCCTGCCATGAACGGGTGCGGTTGCCCTAACTGCCATTCGTCAATCTCCCTCAATCGTTGCTCCATGTTCTTGATATTCACCCGTGCGCTGCTGTTACGTAGCTTCATTGCTATGTCATTCCTTACGTAACTCATGTGGTGCATTAATATGGGCACTTCTTTGCATCTACCTACGGGGCTAGTGCCTCTAGTCGGGTCTACGTACACTTTAAATCCCCCTATGTTGCAGCTTGTTATCTTGCAAATAAACGGTACGTAGTAACTTTCTAAAGGCTCTAATCTGTAATTAGGTTGCTTCCAGTACGTAACCAATCTACAATAGCTTGTATCTAGGTCATTGTCTAATACAAACTGTTTCCCTTGCTCAAACTCACTAGGTATGTAATACTCGTCCGTATCAATGTGCATGAAATGGGTACACCCTAAGTCCTTTGCCAGCATAGTGCCTTTGAAACGCTTGTCGGCTTCGTTCTTTGTACCGCCGTTCTTTATGTTTGGGGTGTAGTAGTGATGGGTAATCTTTGGGTACTTAACGGATAATACTTGCACCATTATAGCCGTTTCCGGGTTGTGCTCACCAAAGTTGCTAACGTCTTGCCAAACTAATACGATATGGTCAACAAAAGGATAGATTAGGCTTATGGACGTTATTCCAAGTGCTCCAATCCGTCCCATACGTTGTATACGGCTGCTAGTTTCATTTGCTTTTTTTAGGTCTGCCACGCTTTTTAGGTGCTGGTGCTGGTTGTTCATCATCCGCAGGGAAACGCTCTTTATAAGCAATTACTTTCGCTTCGGCTTCGCTACCTTCAAACGGTATAAACTCCGTCCCATCGGGTGCTAACGTGCTTGTAAACGGTAATTCATTGAACTTGCCACGGCTAGGGAACACATCACTTGTTTTACGTAACACACCGTATACGTTCCATCCATCAGTTACGTTACCCATTGCAGCGTGTTCACCAACTTCAATAAGTTCATAACCTGCAACCTTGCATAGTTCAATATAAAACTCTTTGGTTAGGTAGTGGAAGCCATGCCCGTGCCAGTTGTCAACCTTTGGGTTTTCGCTTATAATCAAACCACCAATTTTACAGGCGTTGTGTTTATTTAGCCAACAGTTATAATAATTGCTAACGTGCTCACTTGTGCCAAAATCGGTAACTATGTCAACTTGTGCCAACTCTAAAACCGTTGATAAATCCGCAACCTCACAGCCATATTCGCCATTGGCATCTATACTGTGGTGCTCAAAACCTTGTTTGGTATAATAGTCTTTAGCTACTCCCATTTGTTCGCTATCAAAGTAGGTATTTTGGCTACCTAGTTCCAGCATTGTTTTGGCATTGCCTTTGTGCTTTTGCACTAGGTTGTTTGAGTGTGTTGTTACTCCCATGTCGTTATGTTTTTTATATTGGTTTTTATTTATTTGAAACTCGAATGCAAACCCCTCACGTACACTTTTTTACGCCCGTAATAACATCTAATATTACTTGATTATCCTCATTATCTAGGCAAATATTCATAGCATCATCCTGTACATTGTATAATACACACTTACCGTCAGCGTCAAAAACAAATATTCTTGGGCGTGGGTAAATAAGTGTTGGGGGTTTATTTATCTCCCTCATCCCAAACCTAATGCCACCTTCTTTTTTAAATTCCCCTTTTACAAAATACTGCGAAGTATTGTAAGTACTATATGAGTGTGGGAAATTAGATAGCTTTCCATTTTCGTATGCACAATACCCATTAGCTAATAGTACATCTACAAATTTCATGTGGTTAGATTGATAACAGGCATACATCTGCCACCCCTGTCTTAGTTTGATTAATTGATTGTTATACTCGAATTGAACCCCCTGTCCAACTCTCATACATGATAAAGGTCTCATGACCTTGCAAGATAGGTAAATTATTTCTATTTTATCAATAAGCTTGCTACTTGGTTTTGGTCGTGCCTATGGTCTTCCCAACTAACCTAAAAACGAACCATTTAAAGCACCCTCGTAGTACTGCTCGAATAAAATCTTTAGCCTTTCCCCTGTTAAGTCCCATAACACACGCTATAATCATAGGGGCTTGCATTTCGGTGCCGGTTATGCTGTAAATAGCCTTACAGCTATCGTTGCAGAACGAACCGATTGTATAGGTGTAGTTATTAAAGAACGCATAACCTGTTTGCTCTATGTGCTCAAATAGCTTATCCAAAGGGGCTGTACATTGAACCACACTATCAAGCCAAAGGATATTATCGTACCCATCGTCAAAAGCCTTTTTAATGGCATAGGCTTTAAACGCATACGGGTTGTCTTGGTGCATCGGGCAACCTAATTGGTTTTCATGGTCATAACATCTGTACGTTCCGTTATACCCTTTCGCCCTCAATGACTCCTCTTGTGCTCTTGCTGCCCTTATGTAACGTGGGTTGCCCTTTAGCAAATGTGATAATTATGTTCCTCATTTTGCGAATATCAAATTTTCTCCGTTACGGTGTATTTCTTTCATATCGAATTGAGCGCAATAGTCGATGTACTTTTGTGGCTCGATACCGTTGTACTCCACGCATACGCATTTAACATCGGTTAAATCTATTTGGGTTAGTACCTCAAAGTCCATACCTTCAATGTCGATATTGATAAAAATACAAACGTGCGCCCGTTCATTATGCTCTTAACCGGTATCACAAGGCACTTGCACCTCTGTAAACCGTTCTTTAACCCATCGTTGTTTTTCGCTTTCGATTATCGTACTCACCAAGCTAACATCTTCACCACCTAAATGCGTGCCGCTTTCGTAGAACGTAATAAAACCCTTGTAAGGGGCTATCGCTACATTAACCACTTCTACGTTGTTATTTGTCTTTATAAACGCTCTTAGCTATGTTTATAGCCTTTTCGCTGGCATCTACCAAAGTACCGCTCCACCCTCTTAACCCCAATGCACGGGTGTTGCTAAATGTTGCCCCGTCATTGCAGCCTAAATCTAAAAACGTACCAATATAATGTTCGCCAAAGTAGTCTAATATTACTTGCTGCTCATTGTTTTGGCTATATGTTTTTTGCACGACTTAATTTTTTACTATGTTCGTAAATAGTCAATATACTATCTATGTGATACTCGGTATTCAATTTAGGTATTACTTGGCTCATGTAGTCCCAGTCTTCGCCATAACTGCTATCGTTGAACGTAGCGGCTAGTTCTTTTTTATGTGGGCAAATATGCCATGCGTTGCGATTAACGATGCCCTCGCTGCTCATTTGCTCGTTTTCGCTACCTAGTTTCATGCTTACTAGTCCGTAATAATTATCTAGCTTTATGAACGCATTGAACGTAACCACATCCGCACCGCTATCGCAACCAATCATAAGGCTAGATACGTAGTTGGGGGCTATCCAATCGTCATCGTCAATAAAGCATACGTATTCGCCTTTGGCTTTGTTTAAGCACATTTGCCGCTTTTGCCCTATGCTTTGCCCACCGTCTTTTTGTGCCACCGTAACAACTTTAACCACTTCTGCATCGGCTTCGCATTGTGCTATTTTGTTTGCTCAATTCCTTTACTAGCTTATTCAGCTTTACCCTACGTTCAGGTATTGACGGTATTAATATACTTAACCTCATTTGCCTTGTGTGCTTATCGCTGTTTGGTAATCGTAATGGTACATATCCTTGTTAATGTAGACTTCTGTCTTTAACAACGGGTCGTAGCCTGTTTGAGTAGGTCGCATCTTCACCACTATTAATCCCCCTTGGAAATTTAACCTGCAAAGCTAACTCACGTTTGACAGGGCAAAGGTGGTTTATAGTTCTGTAATAAACCCTATCCTTTTCGTACCAACTGTCAAAGGTATTACTAATCTTAAAGTTGTGGCGGTCTTTTCCGTTGGTTGTCATATACCCGTCAAATCCTACGCAGTCGGGTTTACTTTCAATAGCCTTTAACAGTTCAGCTATGTAATAACTAGGTACTAGGTCGTCATCGTCAATAAATACTATGTAATCCCCTTTAGCTTTATCCAGCAACTCGTTGCGCTTATCGCTTATCTTCTTTTCCCGATTGTCGATAGACTACCAGCACCTCTACATCGCTATGCTCTTGCATATCAAGTATTGCCATTAACCTAGCTAACAAGTGGCTACGGTCTTTTGATTGAGCATATTAATATTGATAGTTTCATAGCCCGTAGTTTATTCTTACCCTTTGGTTGTGCAATGTTTGCCCTTGTGTCCACATGGTACTACTTCTATTGTATGTATTATCGTTAACGCTTTGTAGTTCCTTTGTTGGGTTACTAGGGTGCAAGTGTGGAAACTTTAAATCGGGTGCAAAATACTAACGCATTCATTATACGTGCAACATGGTATAAGTCCTCATCGCAAAACATTGACTTATATTCGGGGATAAAAGAAATACCCAAACTTATCATAAAACGCCCGTGTCATTATCGGTATAGTCAAAACCGCAACGCCCATAGCTTGTAAACAGTCGTCTACCTTTAGTATTTGTGGCTCGTTAGGTTTAACCCTATCAACTATTAGCCTATCCCAATCCTTAGGGCAATCAAAGTCATCACTAAGGTAAATAAGCACATCACCAGTAGCATACTTAGCCGCTGCGTTAGTCGCACCAACTACGTACCCATTGCTAGGGTTCTCCCTTACTATGTGGTGCGCTCCAAACAATTCTACGTACCCATCGTATTTAGGTTCGTCCAAATCCAAACTAAGGATATGCTCAATGGTTATTTTTGATACTCCGCTGTTGTGCGCTTCGCTTTTACCTATCCAATTAAGGTAGTTATTGTATGCCATTTGTGGACGGTTGCGGCTAGGGTGTATTAGGCTTATTCTCATGCAAATGCTTTTTTTACTTCAATGTCCAATTTCTCATTGCCAGTCATTAGCAAGTCAACTCTTTCTTTCCAATACTCCCATTAAATTATCTATAAAGTATTCAAACGATGCTATTGGATAGCTGCTAGTAGTTACCGTAGTTGATATGTTACCAATAATCCTATTCGGCTTTTGAGCAAAGTATTCTACGTTTGTTGGGCAAAACGGATAATCCATTAAATACTTACTTCTATCTATACCCGAAATAAACCCACCAAATAAGCCTGTTTTTACAGTTGGAGAGTAATATGTAATATCGGTAAAAGTCATGCAAGTATCTAGGCTTTGCAAGTGATAGCATATGAACTACATAAGCACCGTAAGCCGCTTGTTTAGTTTGCCAATCTTGTGTGTCTAGTTTCATTTAACCGATTTTAGTTGTTCGGTAGTTGGAACTTTAGCCGCCCTTACGTGCTCGTTAATCTCCCATATCCTAGCATACCATTGTGGGGTTTCACGTTCTGGCATTTCACTCAACAAGGTATCTAATATTTTTGCTCTGTCGCTACGTGCGGTTATTGAGTTCCTAGCCTTGCCTAATATTGCTGTGGCGTTCTCGTCAATGAATTTCATCTTAGCATCCCTAAATAATTCCTGTTGGGCTTTGTACTTGCTTAATGCTTTTCTAAGTAGTGCTCTTTAGCTTTGATGTTGGTTTCTAGGTCAAAACACTTCAATAGACAACTTCCAAAACTGCTCACTGTTTGGCAAAGCGTTATCAACTTGCCCTTGCTTTACTACCTAAGTAGCCATGCAGTAGACTTATGTATTTCTCCTCACGGGCAAACCTATCTTGCCACTGTTGCTCTAGTTGTTCTTTATCGTACTCCATTGTGCGTTTCGTTTATGTGTTGAAATTATATCGGTTACTATTATTGGGGTGATACCTGCTTTCATGCTGTCAAGGTGAAACCAACTATCGCTGAACTTGCCTAGCTGGTTTGGGTCATGCCTAAACTTCACCTTTTCGAGCAAGGCACGGCTAAACAGGCTACACCCTATTGACGGTATGCCTGTCTTTAGTTTGCCGTCAAAGAACCCTATACAGCTTTCCGCTGGCGGTACATCGTATCTACCGTAGTCGCCTTGGTTAACGCCCATTAGTTGAACTCCTAGCGTTGTTTTAACGCCCTCTTTAAGAAAGTAAGGCACGTTAATGTTATCGGTACGGTATGCTAGTAATTGCTCAATCGTATCAATTGGGCAAAAGTTATCGCATTCAAGACTGAACAGATAATCAAAGTTGTTAGTTAATGCGTATTCTTTTATTACTTCCTGTGATTGCGCTATGTATGCTTCGGGTCTTCCTTTAGGTTCTATCCTACGTACGTCAAAGCCTTTGATTGACTTATGCCAATTAGGGTCGGGGCTGTTGTCTACTAGGATAATATGCAAATTAGGATAGCTTAACGTCCTAATGAATGATAACCACTCGTCAAGTACATACGCTTTACGTTGGCTTATCGGTGCTCCTAGTAATATCTTTGGTATCATTTATTTTAGATGTGGCTTAAACGGAAACACCCGTATCTTCGATAATGTATAACAGCATTGAACTTGGCAAACTTACACGGGTAACAGTTGTATAACGCTTGTAGCATTTCGTCCTCCGTTGCCGCTGCGTATATCGTCATATCCTATCAGTTGCTTTTAGTGCGCTTTCGTATTGCCTATCTCTAAATTTACCCTTATCCTTCGCTCCACGTTGTTTAAGTTTCAATAGCCTTAGTTCTGCCATTGCTTCGCTCCTATCATCATACGGGTATAACTGCCTGCCGTTGTCTACGTCAACTTCTGTAATGCCATACCAACGCTCTTTATTTTCAGGGTAATATCTTTCAACTACTTTCATACCTCAAATATAAATAATAGTTCGCTATTTTGCAACCTCGCTCATAATTACTTGCGTCTTGTAATCCACTTTGTTGTTCATGCGCTGGTGTAGTATCAATGCAAACGCTTCATGTGCTGGTCGGCTTTTATTGTATTGGTCTTCTTGAAGATTGCTACCTATTTCCCTTAACGTAGAGTACCACCCCAAACTGTCCTAGCTGTCCTTCCCCTGCTTTGATTGCAGCTGCTTTGTGTTTTGCGGTGCGATAGTCTCCGCTAGTTGGCTTAATAAATGTGTTATATATCCAGTTCCTAACCTCGCAAAAAAAAAGAACGCACTAACCGCATCCCGATAGTCCATATTCATAAATTCTTTAGCCCGTTCCGTTGGGTGGTTGTCTCCTTCGTAAACATAAGCTAACACCATTGGGATTGCCCTATGCTGGTGTGTGGTCTTTGTCAAGCAAGTTAAATGCCTCCAAACAATTACCAAAGGTAATCTCGCCGTACACTATCTTATCATCTGACATTTCCATTAACAATGGCTCACACGCCGAGTAGGTCTTATCACCTACCTTAATAAACGGCACTTCGTAAGGTGTAGGTATCTGAATACCGCTTACGGCTATATCTAGCATACCTGCTATTTGTGTAGGGGTTAGTCCTTTTAGTTCCTTATCGGTCTTGCCTGTGGTTGTTCTTAGGATTGCATATGCCTTGTCGGGGTGCGATATGAATAAATCAGTTGCCGTTAGGTCATTAGATAGTTCAACACCTATCAAGGCATCCATTATCTCCATGTATTGTCGTAGTGTCATTAGAATACCCCGTAAATTTGATTTGAATTAATCTCGAACCAAAAGCGCATCATTAAGGCATCAGCATAATCGGGGCTGCGTCCTAATATTTGTTTTTGTAGTTCCTTTGAGTTGATGCTTGGCTTTGTGTCTTTGTCTATATTCGCCCGTTCAATCGCTTGCAACTCTTGTATAATCGTTTCCGCTTCATCGCAATTTATGTAAAGTTCGCTTTTATTTACCTTTTCTGCAAGTAGGTAATAACATTCTGCTTTTGTGTTGGCATACTTCGTGCTGGTCTTGTTGGCTATAAAGCCTTTGCACCTTAGCATATCAACTACACCGCCACCGATACCGTCTTCATCGCATACCACTTGGCTCATGGGTATTAAATATTGTTTAGCCAAATCGGTTATCCTGTTTGCTGCTTCGGTTATGGTGTTTGTCTTGTACGTTACCACCTCAATAGCTTTGTAACCGTCCCAAACGATTATAAACGGTCTTATCTTTGCCGAAACGTGCTATGTCGGCTGTTATGTATTTCGTGCCACCTATCACGTGCGTATTCGTAAATAGGTCAGAACACGCATCGTTAAAGGCCCATTAACCTTGATGGGTTCATATCGTACTCCCAGTTACCTTAGTAAGCGTTCCCGTGTGGCTTTGTCTTGTATGTTTTGAATGTTCTCTAGGTAGTGCTTACTGATGTCGGGGTTATCATGCACTAGGGAAGGTACAAACGCCCAATCGCTCCTAAGTTCGTTTGCCGTGTACGGCTTGTAAAAGTCTTTATAAATCCAATTCTTTGACGGGTTGCAAGTCATTAAACAGTTTAGGTATTAAACCAAAATCGTCTAATTTGTATCGTATCCTACTCTTTACGACTTCTTTGGCTTTCTTAACCATTTGATTGGCTTCGTCCATAAAAGCCCCAGTTATCTCTAGTGAACCCAACTCATCGTAATTAGGGTCTGACGGATAATAAAACAAGTCTTTGAGTAGTATCTCGCTGCCGTTGCTAAAACTGGATTATTCCGCTGGTTTGGTTGTAATTGTACATGGCAGTCGTAATGCCTTGCATCTTGAACACCTCGAACAAAGTATTGAGCGTGGTTTCTTTTAGGGTCTTTAATTTCCCCCTGCCGATTAACCACCTAGTACCGCTATACTTTAAAGCGCTCTTTGTTATCCAATAACAACCTAGTACACTTTTACCGCCACCGGCACCGCCTCCAAAAAGTATTTCACTTGTAACATTGTCCTCCAAAAGGTCGAGGGCGTAAGTCTGTTTAAGTGATAATTTCATTGTTGGCTAAACCCGTGTTTTTTCGTGTTTGGGGTACTGATAATCAATACTATTCATTTTCAGGTTTATCGTAGGTCTTCACCTCGTTCCCATGTTATCTTATCCCCTCCGCTGGTTACGTCAACCTTGCTCATGCTTAGTGCGTTCCGTTCGTCTGTCGTGGCTATTAGCTTGTATAGGCTTAACTGCAACGCAGGGGGCTTCGCTTTTGTACCACTTAGACCGCATACTTGTTTTGACTTCGATACGGTTGCGCTCCAGTAGTTCGTCAATATCCTTTCTATCGTTCGTTTCGTTCGGGAAATGCTCGTAAAAAGCCGTTTTGCCACAAGGTAAAAACGACCACAACATCCTCAATAAAGAATAGTTTGTGTTTCTCTATTGCGGCTAATGCTTGTTTCTTTAGTGTTGCGGTGTTATATGCCATTACTTTTTATTTTAACTCAAAACTTGCTGTTATTCTATTCTTTGATGTTGTACCTTGCATTTTACGAGCATTTTCACTTCCGTTACTCTACCATATCTTATACAATTCCAATCTTTTGACTTTTTTAAGTTAAATATTAAGCTAGGCGCAGAAGTAGCAATGACATATCTTTGTTTCTGTCTTTTGTAAATATACCCTATTTCATTCAAAAACCTTATACCAAAACCTGCGCCCTGATAATCTGGCAATATAACAAGTCTATGCACCTTTTTTATGTTTTTGACTTTAGGATGCGGAAAATGTAATACACTTAAAAACCCCGCTATTTGATTGTTTATAGTTGCTATGTAAACAGTTGCTGCGTTATTATGTGAATGGCTTAAATAATGGTGCTTAGCAAAACATCTTCCAAATTGATTTGTTATTTGCTTGGTAGATTTCTAAATTTAATGTTTGGTCTATTTTTTTTTTGCCCTTAAAAAACTTTGAAAGGTCATTGTGTCAGTATTAAAAATACCAAATCGGGGAAGGTAAACCAAATCTCCTACATCTTCATGACAAGTAAACTGCTATAAAATTTCTTGTTTGTTTTTCGTATTGCTTTTTGCATAGCAAATGAACCTATTTGTGCAACATTTCTATCGACTACTGATGTAAACTCGTCAAACACAAATAATTGATTGTCTTCTAATATTGCCCTTGCTAAATCAACTCGCATTTTTTGACCATTAGATAATACGCTATAAGGCTTTAACCAACTTGGCGGGCTTGAAAAGCCAACTGAATTAAATGCGGAAGTTATATCTTCCACAGATTTATTTTTAGGCATATCATCCAAAACCGTTTCACTACTGTATGTAAAGTTAGTAACGTAGCTATGCTCAAATAGTTGCTTTGCAATTGTTGTTTTTGCCAGTTCCGCTTTTTCCCAACTATTAAACCCACTTGCCAATTATCTGCAATGTCAATATTGCCCTTAAAGTGCTCTACAATGTGTTCTGATTGCAAATCAAATTTACCGATAACTGAAGATACCCTAAATGTTAGTTTTGGTTTTACTTCTTTTATAATGTCAAAAGTCGGCATTCGTAACCTTTTTCTATTAACTGATTATATACTAACTCTTGGTGTTGCTCGTCTTTGCATACAACTTCTATTCTAAACATCTTTTCAATGTTATCTGACAAATCATCTTGCTCGTCAGCATCGGGCGCAAAATTAGGTATATCAAGTCCCCACTCCTCTAGTTTTTCAACATCCCATTCATTTGCCAGTTGCTCCCCAGTCCCCATTCGCCAAACCCTACGTTATCCTTGATTATAAACTGCCTTTGCTCATCCTCGGTCAGTTCACTAGCTTGCTTTACCCATGTATCGGGTATTTCATCGTATTTAAGGTGTTGCAGGGCTTTTAAGCGCATATTGCCACCAAGTAGTACGTTATCATCATTTACTACCATTGGGCGCAATTCAAGCATCTTTGGGAACTCCTTTATTGAGTTTACTAGCTTGTGGAACTTATCGTCCTTGATGACCCTCGGATTGCTTGGGTTCGGTTTTATGTCTTTTAGCTTTATCATTTGGCTTTGGTTTGTTTTTTATACTCAGCATAGCAAATAGCCGCCGCTTGGTCGCTGGGCTTGCCTGCATTGGTTTCAACTGGTATGCACCGCTTTAAATACTCGCTGGCTTTTTTCATTTTCTTTTACTTTCGGTAACGGCATAAGTCAATCAATTTTATTTTCTCATGGCGAAACAAAACATCTTCCCATCGCTTTATTTCACTTCTGTAAATCATTTCCGTGAAAGCACCACTGATGCTGCGGTCAAAACCTGCTGGTATATCCTTTAATCTTTGTAGTGCAGTTTTGGCAACTTCTATTGATGCCTTGCAATATTCAATGTGTATTTGGTCACTATTCATGGTGTTTAGTTTAATCGTTTACGTAAAGATAGTTATTTTCTTGTTATTCTCCCTTTGGTTGATTAATTACCGTCCATTGTCTTAGTCTTTAGGGTTAGGTGGTAGTGGCATCCAATGGGTAACATCATCTAATTTAGTAATAACGCCCGACGGTTCGTGCATAAAGTGTTTTAATGAGCGGCTAAACCAGCAATCTTCAATTTCCAATTCGTGCCACATTTTTATTGTTATATTTTTATGCGGTTCGGGCAATCTATCCTTTACGCTTATCCATTCCATAGGTTAGGGTTTTAGTAGCTTTGTATTTTTCAATAATCTCATTCTTTATTATCTCAACGGCAGCCATTTTTACAATGTCTTTGGGGCTATCTTCTGGTGAGCCCATTATGGCATTACTAATTACGGATGTCATGCCATTAACAATAATACTCGCAGAATTACCATCCACTGCCACTAAAAACAAATCTATATTGTTCTTTTCACAATAGTTAGATAAGCTAGTTGTCTTTTTTGTTAGTTGTGTTTTCATAGCTTAATCCTTTTTGGTTATCCAATCGTAAAACTCCTGTGCTTCAATAACTATATCTTCACTAGCAAATATAGTATCCATTAGCCTTTTCACAAGTCCATTTCCAAGCACCGTAAACGTATTTCTACATCAGTTGGTTGTATAGTCAATGTCTTTTGGGTTATCGTTCGTTACGGTTTCTGTTTCGCCCCATTCTGCTAATTCTTGTGGTGTTGGTGTGTATGGTTCAAATTGGCTTCCAATCCAAAACTTAATTTTAAATAGTTTGTGATGCTCCGTGGCAACAATAACTTTACCTTCGAAATCCCCACTTTGCAATATTGCAGTTGCCTTAATAACCAATGGACTATTTATACTCTTATAATACTTACTCATTACCTTGTAGGTTAGTTATGTAACTATACGGTTTATTCTTGTGATTTCAAATCTTCTAACTCTGTTATGGTGTAGATTGTGTAGCCGTTTACCTCTAAGCCACCTTTATTATATGAATATTGCCAAGAGCCAATCCAATCAGGGCTTTTTGACATCAAAAATGGGGTATTTTTTGCAGCAAAGGTTTTATACATTTCAACTATAGTTCTTCCTTTAGAACTAACTTCTTTGGGAAACAACCTCTGCAAGCGTTCCGCATCTTCTAGGCTAGTAATCTCTACTGCCCACTTTTCGGGTAAAGTTGTTGTGCTCATTTCGTTTCGGGTTTAAATGATTGCATAAATTTCTTTTGCGCCTCAAATCTTTCTACAGCATCGTTATAGTCGATTTTCCGTAGACTTGCATCCCTTAACCCACGCTGTGACGTTAATAGGTATTTATCGTAGGCAGCATCCATTTGGGTCTTTAAGCGTTTTAACTCAATCTCGTTATCGGCTTTTATTTCCGCTTCATAATCCCTATCATTACAATAGTAATCATCTACCCAGTATTCCCCTTCGTATGGCATAGTCTTAGTTTTTAAAAATGAATATACAGTTACCCACTATGTTGTAGTGTAGTGTGCATGGGAACATTTCCAATAGCGTTTCACATAGTTTGCCGTTAGATACTTCCACATGGTTAATTGAACCATAATAACCGTTATTCCATGCTTGGTTGTATAGTTCTAAATTGGTTGCTTTTTTCATTGGTTTATTGTTTAGTAGTTACAAATTTATAGTTTTCTCATTTCTCCCACGAATTAGCAATATACTAGCATAGCCATTATCCGCTGCATATTGTTTCATTTCCTTAAATGCACTTTTACCGCTAGTTGATTTGCCAGTATGTGAGTTGTACTCCCAATATCCAGTAATGTTTTTCTCGTGGTGTACCATTAATTCATTCATTGTCCTGTCGTTTAGTGGTTAAGTATAAAACAAAGATACTCTTTTAACTAATACCGTGTATATCTTTTTGCATCTTTTTTTTGGATTAGTTTAATCAAAACTCCAAATATCTTCCTCATCGGGGTCTTGACATCTTAGTAAAAGGTAACGGCTGTGCTTCGTTTAACGAGTAAAACCTACTATGCGCACCGTCAAAACCTTGCTCAATAGTTCCTAATCCACCGTTCCTATGTTTTCCAAAGATTATCTCACATATTCCAGCGGTGCTACGTCCATCTTCATAACTATCAACTTTGTAATATTCGGGTCGGTAAAGGAATATAACAGCATCCGCATCTTGTTCTATGTTTCCGCTTTCTCTTAAATCACTTAACATTGGGCGTTTTATCCGCACGTTCCTCAACTTTTACGGCTTAATTGGCTCAATGCTATTACTGGTATCTTTAAGTCCTTTGCTACTAGCTTTAAACCCCTTGTTATCTCTCCTATTATCGTATCTCTGTTTCCCCCGTTGCTTATGCCTGTCATTAGTTGCAGATAATCCACTACAATCAATTGGATATCGTGTTGCGCTTTTAAGGCTGTGGCTTTAGCTTTGAATTGCGTTATGCTTAATCCAGCGGTGTCATCAATGTGTATTGGGATATTCAGTTTATTAAGTTCGTGGATTAGCGAGTTTTTATCTCTGTCATCTAATCGCTTTGGTGTCCTTATCCTGTCGCTATCAATATCCAGTTCGTCACTAATTAACCTGCCTGCTAATTGTTCTTCTGACATTTCACAACTAAAGAACGCCACGGGTCTATCTAGTTTCGCTGCGCCTTTTGCTATTGCTAAACTAAATGCGGTCTTACCCATGCCTGGGCGTGCTGCTACAATAACTAAGTCGGGGTTTTGCCAGCCACCTGTAAACTGGTCAAGGTCTGTTATACCGCTTGGTACACCTGTTTAGTTCGTCCTCACTTTCTGACAATGCTAATATCTTAGTTGGCTATCCTTTGCGATACATCGTAAACCAATGAAGATTTTTTACCCGTTAGCGTGTTGGATATTTCAATTAAATCGTTAGTAGTTGTACCTAGTAACTCAAATACATCTACCTCATCCTCGTAAGCGTTTTTAATCGCATCGCTGCTTATCCGTATTACCTCACGTTGGATATACTTTTGTTGAAGTATCTTGCAATGGCTTTCAATATTGGCTGCACTAGATACCTCTTTTGTTAGGTCGATTAGATACATTAAACCGCCAGCCTCTTCTAGTTTACCTTGCTTTTTAAGTTGCTGTATAACCGTCATATTGTCGATTGGCTCACTAGCATTAAACAGGGTGTACATAGCGTTGTAAATAACCCCGTGTGCTGTTTTGTAAAAGGTGTCCATTGATACCAACGTGGCAGCTTTTAGCATTGCGGTACGCTCCAATAATATTGAACCCAATACTATTTTTTCAAGGTCTATCGCCTGTGGTTGGTATTTTACCGTACTCATTCATATTTAATTAGTTTAGGTGCTGTTACGGTTGTTTCCTTTTGACCGTTAGGCTGAATTACATCAACTGTAAACGGGTTTAAATATTCGCCAGCTATCATTTTGTTAAGACTGTGAATAGCATGGGTAGCCCCTTTGCATTTTGATAAAAAGGTTTTTAACGCTTGTGCTTCGCTTATATCGCTGGTGAATTTACGGTTATGTGCTTTGTACCGTACTATTATCCAAGTTTCCCAAAGTTCCGCTATCTCGGTTAGTGCTTGTTGCCCTGCAGGTGTCTTTTCTAGTTTGGTTTTAAAGTCGGTAGTGAATGGTATTTCCCATTCTCGTTTGTATCCTTGTGGTTGGAAAATAGAGGGAGCGTTTTTCTCTTTCTCTTGTTTCTTTGTAATAATTTCTTTGTTATTATCTTCTTTATAAGGTAACGGGTTTACCGTACACGGATTATCCGTAACGGTGTTTCCGTTAACGGCTTTACCGCTTACGGGTTTTACTACTTCGTTATAAACCACATAGTCATATTCAAATCTGCCACCTTTGCCAATGATTTGCACTTGCAATATGTAACCATGCTCTATCAGTTCGTTAAACGCCTCAATAGTGGCATCTCTACCCTCCTTTAGTTCATTATGTAGCTTTGTCTTGTAAACTACCCAATCCTCGGGCAAACTAAGTAAATAACATAACAAGCCTTTAGCCTTTAGGCTTAGTAGCTTAGATTGAACTATTGTATTTGGTATCTGCACAAAGTTAGCTTGTAACCCCCGTGCTTTCATTATCTTACCCATAAATAAAAATACCCCTTGTGCTTCGGAAACCGCCATTTCCTAGGCTACAAAGGGTATAAGTTTATGTAGTTAACTACTCTCTATCGTATGGCGGTTGATAGGGAATCGGTTATTATCGTTCCGCTAAGTTACAAATTACTTTTTACTTGTGCAAGTTTTTACGGTGCAAAATTCAGTTAATTAAAAGCCAGTTCATTACCTTTTTCAACTCCACGTTCTTCATCTACCATAGCCCTAATGGTTGCTAGTTTAGCGATGTCTTTTATGTGCTGATTATCGCATAAAGATACTGCTTTTGAAATATCATTTGCAGTGCCATGACTTGCCGTATAAACTTCTTTACCGTTGTATATTATAATCATAATCTGTATATCAGTGCCTTGACAATAATCTATAATAGCACTTAGTTTTGGCTCTAGGTCTTTTATTGTTTTTTTGGTTTTCATGGCTTACTTGTTTTTCCTGTGAATAATTCCAGCGGTATCAATGTCAATTCCACGGGTGGAAATTACAAAGTCCGCATCTTGTTTTAAATAGATAGTGTCGCCTTTTATAGTGAACATATCTGTTACTTGTGACGGTAGTGTTTCGGGGCATTTGTGATTATCGAGTGCAAACATTTGACCAATAAAAACACCCCATATAAACATACCTAATGTGAGGCTAGCATAAAATAAGTTTCATAAATCAATCGTTTAGTTTGTTATCAAATTTACTTCTACGCAACTCAAAGAACCCGTCAAGTTCGGGGCGGTCTTTTACCGCTTGCCTTGCGAACATCGGGGTAACATTGTTATTAATTTTGAATTTACCGCCATTTTCAGCAACGCTAGTAAAATATCTTACCACTTCTAGTATTGCCTTAGCTGAATAGCGTTTAAAGCCTTTAGCGTGCGTTTCTAGGGCTATTTTTAAAAAGCGTGGGTAAACGGTGGGGTTTTGCTCGTTGTACTCTTGGAATGTCATGGTATAAAGTTTAGGTTAGTGCCAGCACATAGCCAGCTAAAGAATTTCGGGTTGTGGTTAATGTTCTCGATTTGGTTTATTGTCGCTTTGGGTATTATCAAATACTGGTAGTGATGTAATTACATTATCGCTGTTATAATAGTGGCTAGGTCTTAATGATTTAGTGCCATAGCAAGATACGCAAACAATAACGCTTTAATTTGTCCAGACTTATTGAATTTATAATACCGCCTTTGCTTTTCAATATCGCAATGTTTACACCGTATCAACTTTGGATAGCTTTGTATTTTACGGGTACGATTCGTTTGTTGGTTCATCTTTATAATACCTCTTGCTTTCTATTTTATCAATCAACGCTTGACGTTGTTCTTTTGTCGGGTTCATCGGATGCCCTTTAGGGAACGTCCTAGTATTAGCTTTGGCTAGTAGTGTGTCTTGCCTTAACTCCGCTACTTTGGTTTCTAGTTTAGCACCTAACGCCCTGCGTTTATACAATCTTGCCTTTTCTATTCGATAATCGCACGGCTTACATACGTACTTTCTAATGCTACCGTCTTTGTTGAAATAGAAATTATCATGCGTTTTGAGTAACGGGGCTTTACACTCGTTACAAGTGCAAAGTTGCCCGTACTCAATCCTGTTTTGTCCTAATCTCCTAGCCATTGTTAAAAGGGTATAAAGGTTTACGGTTTGGCAGGATAGTCTTATCCGCAATTTGAGGGCTTAACGGGTGGTCTTTAGGTATTACCCTAGCCGTTGCCCTGTTAGCGTCTTGCAGGGCTTCTAAATTGGCTCGTTGCCGTGCTGCCTTTTCGCTTAGTTCTTTACGCTTTGCCAGTTGGTACGCCCTTTGCTTTTCGTTTCTTTCTTTGTTTGTCATTGCAAAACTTGGTTTATAGAGTTAGCGGCATCAATCACCAGCCATAACACTATTATGGCTGCGATTATTTTCAATAGTCTTTTCATGCCCAAAGTATTTTAGTCCGTTTTAAGTTTCTTTTCAATCTCGTTTACTTCTTTTTTTGCATAGGTCAATGAGTAGTTATGTTCTTTTTTTATAGTGCCGTTTTTCAAGCCCTCGTGTTTTGCTTTTGCTTTTTGGAGTTCAAACTCATAATATTCTAAACTTTCGGGCATTGATAAATTAATATCTTTGGCTTTAGCTTCCCAATAAGCGGCACGTTGTACGTACTCTTGTGCTTTTTCGGTTTCAGCAATACAATTACGCATCCTGTTATGATTGCGCTCAATCAATGCTCTGTGGCGTTTTTCGCTGTGGTGACCTACTTTTATAGGTTCGGCAAGGGCTAAAAAATCACGGCCCTCGTGTGAGGCTTGGTAATACTTATCAGACCTTTTGGCGGCATTACCGCTTGCTGCAATAAGCCTATCAGCTTTTTTCTTTGCCCACTCCTGCGAGTTCATGCCGTCAGCCCTTACCACTGAATAATACATAATACCTTGCTTTTGAAATACTAGGTTATGCACTATACATTCAACCACTTTGCCGTACTTGGTAGTAACTTCTATTACATCACCTTTAGCGTAGATTGTTTCCGATTGTGCCACATAAACATTAGGGCAGTATTTAGCAAATGTGTTCATTGTAGGTTAGGTTTTGAGAAAATCATTAAACAATCGCCAATCAATACGTAGTGCAACGTGCAATCGGGCATATCAAACAATGCTTTGCGTAGTTCTTTGTTGCTCATTTGAACGTGGTTAAGTGAGCCAAACAAATGGTCGTTGTCGAACAACATACGCTTTAGTTCTAAGTTAGTGGCTGTTTTCATTGGTTATGGGTTTAGTGGTTATAAATTGCAGTTGTTAGGATGCTGCACCCCTTTTTGGTTTTAGTTAAAAACTTGTGGGTATTGTGAAATGTGGGCTTCTAGTTCCGAAAATCTCATTACTTATATTTGCCCTAATTTGTTGGTATTCTTTTACTTCCCAAGACTCTAACTCTGAAAATGGGATAGTATCAATATATTTTACTTGGCTTTTAAGTGCTTGTAACTTGTTGGTGGCTAAATCTGCGTTGCTAGTGTTCATTTTTGGTTTGTTTTAGTTGATTACTGAATAACTATACATCAAAGATACACCTTTAGATAATACCTAGTATATTTTTACCAAAACTTTTTTTGCAATTATTTTCACTTACTTTAGAAAACCCAATGTTTTTAGCCCGTTTCGGGTTGTTGTGAATTTCGTTGTGGCAGTTCCTACATACCGCCATCCATGTCGGTGTGATTAGATAGTACTTGTTGCGGTCAGCACCTGCGTGAGTGTGGTGGATTTCTAAGGCCGTTGTAGGAGCAATTGGATAGTTTAGCTTGACAGTACGGGTTGTTGGTTAAATTACTCGCTGCGTAGCTTTAAATAAACCCTGTCGTCTTTTGCCCGTTTAGCTGACCGCTGTTTAATTGGCTTTGGGGTCTTTTGCCCTTTTGGTTTTGGTTCGGGTTTCGGTACTGGTGTAAATGATTTCATAACAGGCTTTCAATGTCCGTAAAGAATTGGCTTTTATTGAGCACCGTATAACGTAGCACCTTCCAGCCTGTTAATTGTGCTTGGTTGTACTTCTCGCAGTCGTTTGTAAAGCCCGTTACTGTGGTATGTCGGCTTTTCCGACTTGATATGCCTTCATATTCAATAAGCACGTTTAAGCTAGGTTATTGCGATGTCTGCACGCCATTTACGACGTTGGGTGGAAACTTGTACTCCAACTCGTATGCTATGCCTTTTGATTTAAGCCATAGACAGTATTGGTTTACTTTGTGGGCTTTGCTTCATGCTTTAAATATACGCATTACTACCTTAAAAATAGGTTCGTTAGGGTCATGAACGTAAATGTCCCACTCGGTTGCTGCGTGTTGCTGAATAGTCGTTTTTAATCGTAATTAAACTCATTCTTTGCTTTATTCCTTTGGGGCTATTAGATAGGCTTATCCTTGCTTTTAGCGTGGTATCTAGTATAGGGTTGTATTCCTCACGAAACATAAACAGCGTTTCTAGTAACGTGCGCAACTCTTGAACGCTTACCGCTATGCCTTTGTTTGCAAATCCCGATTGAAGATCTTGAATAACTACACCGAAAAAATACTTTCGTTGTTGATGCGAAATATTATCCGTAACGGGTTCAATGGTTATGGTGTACAAACCGTCATTGAGTGCTTTAACTTGGCGGTCTAGGGCTACCCTGTTTAATTGGATAGCCCCGTTAACCACCTTGCACGGCATCTTGATATTTTTCATTGAAACTGTTGCCCTCTGCTACGCTTATCGTACTCGTCAATGTACTTAAACGCTTCGGCTTGTGCTATGCGTTCCGCTTCTGTTAGCGGTTCAGTACGCTTTACCCTAAAGGCTATGCTATCCTGTGATTGCTTTGGCTCTTGAAAGTCAGGCGGTAGGTTGCTGTCTTGGTGCTGGCTTATCATGTTTGAGTTCAGTTTGACGGTTGTAAAATTCTTGCTCTTGTGAACGGGCTTTGTCAATCATCGCCCGTTCTTGTTGGATTTCGTATAGTTCTTTTGCTCATGCTGATTGTTTTTTACAAGCCTCAATAAAACGCTTATCGGCTTTTACCTTTGCAGTTTGTTTGTTGAAGTATGCCGTAACTTGCTCACGTCCTTCGCAATCAATTTAGCCCTGCAATAGCCGTATCAATAGCGTTGGCTAGTTCGTGGCTTTCAGCATCGGGGTCTACCATACCTTCGTAAGGGATTGTAAAGGTTTGCGTTAGGGCGTACTTGTGCGCTACCGCCATAGCTTTGTTGCTGGCTTTATCTCCACTGTCCATGCCTTCACCACGGGGCTTGGGTGCTTACGTTAGTGCCGTCAGTTGCGTAAAATGTAAACTCCATATCTACGATTGAGTAAATAACCTTACCACCGTTACGGGTTTCCTTTTCCTCACGTATAGCGTTAATTATCTTGCTAGTAGTAAATACTTTGTGTTTAGATAGTAACGGGTGTAGTGCGTTGTAAACGGCATCCACGCCACGAAATTTAAAACCTTGCCCCCGTGTTGGTTTGGTTTTTACCAATAGCCTCTATCTCTTTTTGAATAGCTGCCATTTTCTCGAATATTAAACTCATGTTTGGTTGTTTAGTGGTTAAATTATCTTGTTCCATCTTTATGGCCATCTTTGTACTTTAGACTGCCGTACTCAATAATTAAATTGGCTAAGGCTTTTTTGTCTATGTTGTCTGAAAACAGCAAGTCGGTTATTTCGCTGAATTTATCCGTTGATAGTTTCCAATATGAGGTTTCGTTTTCCATTGTGATTGGTTTAGTGATTGGTATTCGGGTTAACTCTTTTAGATTATAGAATGCAGAAGCATTTAGCTCCACTGGCTCGCCTAGCTTTTTAATGTATAACTCCACGTTGTACATATTCAAGTCGCCCCACCGGGCATTGGAGTAAACCATAACTAGTTTGGTTTCAAGACTAACCGTTATGTGTGCAAATGCTACCAAAGGTTTATCGGTGCTCATTTTTGGTTTGTTTAGTGGTTAATGAATGATACAAAGATAATCATTATTTCGTTACCTTGTATATTTTTGTGCGAAATTAAAACGGCAATCCATCATTGAAGTCATCTTCAGCTGGTGCGCTTTGCTTTGCTTGGTACGTTACGGGCGTGTCGTTTGTTTGTTGGCTGCTTTCAATACGCCATGCATCAAGATTGGTGAAGTAAGATACCTTGCCGTCCTTTTCCCAACGGTTGCCACGTATGTTGAAATGCACGGTTGCGATGTCACCAGTAGAATAGCGGTTGAGTATGTCGCACTTGTCGCCCGTTGATTGGAACTTTACATAGTCGGTAATGGTGCGCTCGCCAATTTGCTTTTCCACCGCCAAAACAAACTCACGTGTTCTAAATTTCTCTGTCTTTTGTACTGTGTCGCTTATCTCATGGATAACGCCTGTTAATTCAAAGGTTCATTGCTTATAATTAAGGTTTAGTAAAATTCAATGTCAAGCCGTAAAACGGCAAGTAGTATGAGCGCATAAAAGCACATCATGGCTAGGTCAATCTGTCTAAATGGTCGTTTCATTTTGCGTGCTTTAGTGTTTCTATTGCAAAATCGCAAATACCCTTGAACGTGTATTCAGCTTTTAAGCCATTCTTAGGCACTGTCTTGTGCTCCTTAGGGAAAGTATAGCCCAAGTTAGCTACGTGCTGTCTAAATGCCGCTATCGTGCCTTTACGGGTTGTTAGGTCGCCCCAATACATTGCCGCTTCCTTGGTTGTTACAGTACCCTGTAGGTTTGGCATCAATTTAATCAACTCAATTGCAAGGTCTTTATAGCCACATTCGATAGCTATGTGGATGCAGGTTAGCTTATCTGCCGTGTCGTTGATAAATTCATGTTTAATCAGTTGTTTGTGGTACTCTATTTCGTAATGTTTCATTGGTTTTGCGTTTGCACTAAGTTACAAAATATAACCTTAGCTTGTATACTTTTTTAGGTAAAAAAATTAAACCCGTGAGCAATACGCCCACGGGCGGTAAAACACCCTACCTAATACGCTTCTACGAGTGGCGGGTAGGGTATGTTATTCCCAAAACCTCCTAGTTTTTCAATAATTAGGAGGTTGTATTATTAGGCAAATGTTTAGGTTGCCCCTATCTTCAAAGAACTTTACTCAATTCAAAATCCAAATCGCTTTTGCATTTCATCAGCCAAATCATTGAACCCGTAATGACGGGCAGCGGCTATTAAGGTTTTTGCTGTCTTGCACCCATCCATCTTGGGTCAACCTATCAAATCTGTTACGGATTAGGTTGCGCATTACTTGTTCGTGTTATGCGTAACTATATTTTGCCACTAAACGACAATTAGTGGCAAAATATAGTTCTTTTAATACTTGACATAATGGTTTGTTTTAGTTTAGTTACACTAAGATACAAAATTAATCGTTACCTAGTATATTTATTTGCGTTTAAATAATACCGTATAGTTTTTTGGTATAGTAAAACCGCCACCAACAGGTTATCAAAATTTGCACAAATTGATAATTCCAGCAGGTGACGGCTTTAACCCGTGGGGGCAGTTCGCCCGAACTAGCTTAAATAAATAAGCTGCCCCCACGGGATTACTTTAATTAATGAGTAGCATTATATTCATCCAATGCTTTGAAAAAGTTGACAAAATAATTCTTGTCGTTTTCCTCGGTGAATTTCATTTCAAAAGTGTTATAGTTTACCCCATTTTGGAAACGGATAGCCTTCATGCTTTTGAACAGTTCATTTCTGTATTTTCCGTATAAGTCAAAACCGATACTCCCTTTGCAATTAAATTTAGTCCAAGCTGTCATATTGAAAGTAGTGCCATCCTCAAAAACAATAAATATTTTATCATTCTCAAAGCAACCGCCAATGGTAGAAGTTCCACCAATAGCAGTGTAAACCCACTTATCGCCCTTCCTGCTTAAATAAGGGTAAAAGAACAAACCCTTTTACCCCATCTTCAGATACCAATAGATTTTGGCTCTACCTTTAGATATTCGTTGCCAGTAAACTCATCCTTTTCGTAGATTAAGTTAATTGGGTTCTCGTTTTTGTGTCAATATGTAAATACAGATGCTAATAACATTGTGAGTGTAAAGTTAAATTTTTCATTGTTGGTTGATTTAAAAATTACCCGTGAGCAATACGCCCAAGGGGTTATATTATAGATTTTAAGCCTAAAAAGAAATCGCCTTTCATGGCTCTATATTCTTGATATGTGGGTACTTTGTGAAATCTGCCAAACACATCACCTTTCATAATTAGTTCGCCATTACCGTTATATATTCTTTGCGGATATGCCATGTCTTCCATTTCCCTTTCAAGCTTTAATGTTGCTTGAAGTTCCTGTTCTTTTGTTCGGGCACAATTGCAGCAAT